GCCTGTACCTGGGCTTAGTGCGTTAGTGCAGGTGAGTAAGGCAGAGCGGTAGCCGAGCTCGTTGTCTTCGTACCACTCGTACTTAAGTGGGTCAGGTGCGCGCAGGCCAATAGAGAACTCAGTGCGTCCACGAGCGTTAACAGTTTCTATTGATGGTGCACCATTAAGTCTTACCCAGGAAGCCTTGAGAGGGTTCTCGTTGGTCTTTAACCAGCCGCCAAAGTGAACTAAGTCCGCGGCCTTGATTAACTTATCTCTAGCTGCTTGCACATATGAAGAATCGGGTGTAAGGAACACTCCGTTAAGCGTGATCTGACGTGATTGGTAGCGGCCACGTATATCATACGAGCCATCTCCGTATCCACGTGGGATATCTGCAATGTCTGGCTCGGGATGATTCCACCAGCCGTCAATACCGGTGCACACCCAGACGACCCCGTCTTCATCAATTGTATTAAGAATAAGCCCGTTCAAGTTAATGTCAGCGTTGAGCTGCATGCCTGTGATTTTTGGCACAGGCACAGGTATAAGCGACTTATCAACTGTCTTGTTTTCGTACGCTTGAGTTACATCGTCGTAGTACTCGTTAACGTAACTTGCGGCCTCGAAGAGAACTGCGTCTACATAGAATACCTTACCGGCAGTCCCGGCTGAAGGCTGAACAACATATATTAAGGCTGCTGCCGCATTAGACGGAGAGGTGATTACATCGGTAAGTCGTACCCATGGATCACCTACCGTAATTTCAATAGCGTTCGATGAAGACGTAGAGATAAGTGATCCGCCAGAAACAGCGGTATACCACACAACTTTAATTTGGAAGGTGCCAGTTTGAGAGCCAAGAGGGACCTTTACGTAAGCGGATACTCCGTAGGAAGTACTGCTTAAAACTGCTATACGTGAAGAGGTAACAACACCAGAGTTAGATGAAGCCTGCTTTGTTACCTCTAAGCACGATGTACCAAAGAACCCGTCGGTTGTTATTCTAGCGATAGAGCTAGAAGATGAAGTTGACCACCCTGTAGTGTTAGTTTTGAACGAAGGGTTAATGACTAAATTATTTTTTGCCATGCGCTATACGCCACCCTTACGAATCATGAAGCCAACCTGACGAGATATCGCCGCCGCAAGATCAGCTTCGCTCATCTTCTCAGAAGGATAGACCTTAAACGTTAAATTAGTGCCTGCGCCTTGTTTTCCTGCAAGGAACTTTATGATCGCGCGATCTCGTACAGATAGTCCTTGCGCGTCCAGAGGCTCTACGCGCTCAGGGCGACCAGCCTCGCCGATCGTCGCAAGAGTTCCACCAGGTGTAGGACGTACTATTCCACCCATTGCAAGTTTTATAGTAGGAATATTAGGAGTCTCTAAAGTAAAACCTCTACCAGCTAATGGACCTAAACTCATTCCAAAAATTTTATCTGGGAGCCTTAAGTCAAGTGAAAAACTGTTCCACCGCGTAATAATATAATTTAATGTAGTTATAAATGCAGATCTAAGTCCGTCCCACATGTTTGCTGCGGCGTTTCTTACACGAGCAGGGAGACCGCGAACAAACTCAATAAAAGCAGTTACACGAGCAGCAAGGTTATCGCGCATGGCACCAAAACGATCGCCAATCCATGACCATATAGCCGCGTTTGCAGCTCTTAGACGGCCAGGAATTGCGCGAACGTAGGCAAGAACGTCATCCCAGCGTTTCTGAAGACCTTGCCACATACTAGAGAAGAAACTAGTAACTGCCGTCCACATCGTGCTAGCAATTGCAGCAATTCTTCCAGGTATTCCTCTTACAAATTCAACTATCGTATCCCAGTTTCTGACAATAGCAAGTACAGCTAAGCCTATAGGTCCAGTTAATATAGCTAGGATAAGAGGCCAGTTTTCACTTATCCAATTCCATACCATCTGCGCGCCTTCTTTAATTCTTTCCCACATTCTTACAACAAAGTCGCGGAATGTCTTATTTCTGTTGTACAACGTGACAAATATCGCGATTAGCGCCACGATAGCGAGTATGACAAGACCAATAGGGTTTGTTGCCCACATCATCTTCATCAAAAACATAATAATTCTGCCATAGAACATTACAGCTTTAAAAACAAAGATAACTTTTTTTGCAACAAACACCATATATAGCATTGCCTTACCTGCGATCATTCCGGCAAAACCAAGTGCTAGCAAAACTCCGTGTAATGGCCCCAAGACCTTCATAAGCATCTGTACTGGCCTGGTTTCAAAAACAGTAGCCAGCGCCTTACCAATCATATTCAGCGTCTTGAAGAACATAGTCATTCCGCCGTCTTCAGTAAAAATCTTTGTTAGCCTTGTCATAGTGACAAGAAGCTCTGCAAATGCAGGGCCACCTTCATTTAAGTTCTTAAATATTTCTCCTATATCTGGGACTGCCTTTGCAAGAGTATCCCAGAACTCCTTAGTGTTAGGATCTCCAGCTAGTTTTATAAACTCTTTTGTTAGTGGACCTAAAAACCCAAGAATTGCCTTTACGTTTATTGCCGCGTCTCTAAAGAACTCGCGCAGGGAGCCAGGGCCGTCTCCCGTATAATCAGTGTTTGCCTTCCACTGCGCTGTTACATCTTTTAGATAGTCAAGAAGTATTTGACCACCGCTACCTGGCCCGGTGTTTGCCTTTACTAAATTTCCAATAAAACCAAAGGTGTTGCCAAATATGTCCCCCAGCTGAGCCGCAACATCACCAGCTGTCTTAAAGAACGCTTGAAGACTTCCGTCTGCTTCCTTCGTACTGAGCATCTTGTCCCAGCCGGCGGTAGTCTTTTCTATCCAACCAAAGAAGCGCTTAGTAAGAGGCTCAGCGGCTGTAAGAATAGAGAGTAAAGATCCCCATAAACTACCGACGCTTTTTCCAAGACTTTCAATAACTCCGCCAGATGTTTCAAATACCTTAGCAAGTTTTGCAAGATTTTCTGAATTTACAATAGCGTCTGAAACAGACTTGGACGCCGTGCCCATGGCTTTTCCAACAAGGTTAAGACCAGTCTTAAACGTCGGGAATGCCTTGTCAACGATCTGCTGAATTGAAGTCTGTAGTAGTGGTAAGAAGCCAGACGCCGCAGCTTCCTTTAAAGAATCTAGCTGAGGTTTTAGACTTGCTAAGAACTTAGCGAATACCTTCTGAGAAGCGGTAAGTCCCGCTAGTGGGTCTTGTCCTTTAGCAGCTTTAGCAGCATTTTCTTTTGCGTCAATAATAGCTTGTAGTGCGTCGCGCTCAGCCTTAGCCTTGCCGTCAACTGCATCCATGTAGTTTTCTTCAGCACTTGTAAGATTGTCTGTTGCAGATATAACAGCGTTAGTTCCAGCAACACCTTCTCTAGCAAGACGATCTTGCTCTACCTGCAGATCTTTATTTCTATCCATTGCCATACGAAGATTTAGATCAGCTTCTTCGTACGCAAGCTCTGCTTCTCTTCGAGCACGAGAGTTAGGCGGTAAATCTTGAACCCGCGCTAAAGTTTCACGCGCAGCCTCGAGTTCTAACGCTGCCTTCTTCTCGGCAATTGCCGCGTCCTCGGCGTCAAAACCAAGCTGCTGAATTTCTTCAGCGCCTTCTTTAAGCGCCTTGTTAAAAGCAATCTGAGCCTTAGTTAGCTCTAGCTTAGATTTAATTAACTTTTTATCCGCGGCGGCTAGATTTTCTGTGTTCCTCTGCGCTATCTTAGCAAGTTCTTTTGCTAGGTTTTGCCCACCCGCACCGCCACCTGCTGTTTTTTGCTTATTTAACGCGCTAACTGCAGCGCCAATTCCAGACAACGCTAGCTTAGCAGCTACACTTCCGGCTATAATTGCAGCTAAGCCTCCGCCAAGCGCGACTAAGGCCGGAGTAGCAGAAAGAACCGCACCACCTAAGGAGACAACACCAACAACAAGAGAGCTCAAGCTAGAGACAAGAACTCCAATAGCAGTTCCTACATTGTACCCTACTCTTTGAAGAGAGTTAAAAGCCTTACCAACTCTGTCTGCTTCACGTCCTAGTTGCTTAAAAGATCTAGTGTCTTTAGAAAAAAGATCACCAATGCTGCCTCTGCTCGCGCTTCTTCTAAATGCGTTGGAAAGTTTCTTACCTGCGTCGCTTCCAATCTTATCAACTCCTTTTACAGAATCTCTAAGTTGCTTGTCAAAACCTGTGCTGACCGTGCGGACAATTATAATTGCCTCGCCTACTACTGCCATGATGTCACCTCCTTCCCTGCGTTAATGTTTATTTACTAGTGACCCATTGGTTCGTCAAGTACTTTTCCAAATGGTTTTGAAGAAGCAGCGTTGACAGGCGTTGCACTTATAAATGGTTTTACCGGCTGTCTTACCGGGTTGAAAGGCACTATAGCTTCTTCTTGTGATTCTTCAGGAGCGCCGTACTCCGCGCTGTTGTAGTCCGGATGGGACGCGCCTGAAGTGTCTACAGCGTACTTGTACTCGCGACCGTAAAGATCTCTATAGATAGAAACTCTAGCCTTAGAGCGAGCCTCTGCTTGCTCTGCGGTGCTAGCACTGAGGTCATCTTCAAAAAGGTAGTGAAGAACATCAACCATGTCATTAGCTGGCATGGTCCTAAGATCTAAACCGTTCATCAGTGTCCTTCCGTTAACATATGGCCAGAGATCAACTCCCCAGTCTAGGAGATTTCTGGCTGCACTAAAGGGCGATCGGTGTACTCCTCGATTAGCCAGCCTATAATTTCAGCTAAGGCGTCTACAGTTACGATTTTTTCCTTGTGAACAAGAAGAGCCTGAAAGCGTTCGTAGCTCTCATCAACTAAAGCCTGTGAAAAGAACTTCTCGATCATTTCGGCGTTTTTTGCTGGATCTTCTGAGCCTGAGTCTTTAACCATGTCAAGCATGATCTTTCCTTGAACGGCTTTTACACAGTGAAATTCTTCGTCGTGAAGTTTGAATGATAAAGGGGCAGCGTCAGCAGCTCCGCCTGAACCAAAGTCCTTGTATCTAGTACTCATCTTTCTTTCCTCCGTATTATGTTATTGTCTTTAATAAGACTTTTGTCTTATTTTTGATTATTTTACACTAAATACCAAGCTATGATCTGAATATATGCAGGTTATCAGCAAGGTACTTATTTGGTTTTGTTCCAGGATGTCTCACAGATCGTGCGTATATGATTCGAGTCCCAGACGTAAATCTAAGCGCTCCGGCATTTTTAGCCATGATTACGTGAGGCTTAGTCCCTTCGTGATGCGCAAGTGCATAGCTCAACGTTGAGCCAATACGCAATTCTTGCCAGCGTGCGCCCCGCGAGTGACGCATGTGAATAGATCCAGCAAGGAACCCAGTTCTTTTTCCCACTTGAGCTCTTGCGGCCGCAACGAACTTCGCCCCCTGCGCAGAAAGCCAGCGGCCAACTTCTCCAGTTGGGCTATTGAGCATATTGTCAATCGCAGGCTTGTTCCAAATTACCTTTACGACCATCTTAAGGTATCGCCATCGTTACTTGCATGGTTGTAGTTTGGAATCCGCCTTCAGCGCCGCTAACGTCAGCTGTAGCTATAACACCAAGACCAAATTCGCCTGGTTCCCACTGATCAAGTCTATTTAGAAGTCGCATGAACACCCACGCATCGACCGCGGCGATCTCAGAGCCTTCTTGTATTTTTTCTCCTGTTGGAGGGCGGCCATTTACGCCAACAACAGGCACCTCGCGAGAGATCCCAATAGACAGCACCGCGCTGCGTGGGATCTCTCGCGA